ACTCACCGGTGGACGCTGGACCACCTCAAACGGGCATGGTCGGTGATGCTGGCGAATCTGGCCAAACGGCCGAGGGCGGATCCGTGGGCACTGGAGACGACCACAGCCCCCGAACCGGGCGGTGGGTCGGTGGCTGAGGGGACGATGAACTATGCGCGGAAGGTAGCGGCCGAACCGCCGAAAACGTCCCCGCGGCTGTTCTTCTATCACCGGGAAGCCTCGGAGTCGCATGACCTGGAGACGGACGCGGGATTGAAGGCGGCGATTCGGGAAGCGTCGGGACCATACATCGAGAAGTGGACCGACGTCGATCGCATCGTGCAATTGTTTCGGTCGGAAGATTCCGATCCCGCATACGTGGAGCGGGTCTGGCTCAATCGGCTGGTGCAGGCCGCGGCGAAGGCGTTCGACGCGACGCTTTGGAAGTCGTTGGAACGGGTGGGGTACACGGTGCCGAAGGGCGCCGCGATCGCGCTCGGCTTCGATGGCTCACGATATGAGGATGCCACCGGACTCATTGGGACCGAACTGGAGACCGGGCATCAATGGGTCGTCGGGGTGTGGGAGAAGCCCGCAACGATCGAAGCCTGGGAAGCGAACGTCGGGGAAGTCGATGGGGCGGTGGCGGACGCATTCGAGCGGTGGAAAGTCGTCCGGATGTATTGTGACCCGCCGAAATGGGAAAGCTGGGTGGCCACCTGGGCTGGTCGATACGGGGAAAAGAAGGTGGCCGAGTGGTGGACCAATCGACGGAGACCGATGTCTTTTGCGCTCCGGTCCTATCTCGGGGCGATGCAGGCGGAAGAGGTCTCGCACGATGGCAATCCGCTTTTTGCCAAACACATCGGGAATAGCTGTCGGGCATACACGAACCTGCTGGACGATGAGGAAAAGCCGCTCTGGATGCTTCGGAAAGAACGGCCGGATAGTCCCCACAAGATCGACCTCGCTATGGCGGGGTGCCTCTCGTGGGAAGCTCGGAATGATGCAATTGCGGCCGGGGGTGGTCCCCGGCGCTGGGGGATTCTCTCTGGAAAGGCAACGACATGAACACGATGACCAGTAAGCTCCCAACGGAGGGCCGGCCGCTCAAGATGGACCCGGACCTCGCCGCGTTTCTCGAAGGGGAACTCGCCCCCTATTCTGGGAAGGCATTGGAAAGGGCGCAGCAGGCTATCGTCCGAGTGCGGCAGAAGGGGGTCTCCGGAACCTGGGACGAGCTGACCACGGTGTATCGCGACATGATCGCGGTGGCTGTGGCGAGAGACACCAAGTGATTCGCGCGGCACTCGCGAAGCTGCGGGGGTTCCTCCCTGATTTTCGCGATGTCCACGCCTATGGCGGGGGGATTCTTCTCGCCTTCGGTGCCTGGCAGGTCTACCCGCCGGCCGCATGGATGCTCGCCGGGCTTCTGCTTCTTTACCTCGGATTGCGGAGGCCCTAATGGGTTGGCTCACGCGGCTGGAAACGAAAGCGGTGGAGGAGACCTTCACGCCGATCAATGCGCAGTTCGATCCGCCCTTCCTCCCGTTGACCCGGATCAACTACGGGCGTGAAATCCGAGGCGGGTTGGACTCGAACGTGTTGATGTCCCCGATTCAGTGGATCATGCGGGCGTTTCCTGAAGCGGTGCCGGTGGTGGAGCAGCAGGTTGGGGAACGACCGTGGAAGCGGATGCCCCAACACGCGCTCACCCGATTACTTCGGAAGCCCAACCCGTTCATCAACGGCGCCTGCCTCTTTCAGGCCACCGTGCTCTCCTATGTCATGGACGGCAACGGCTACTGGCTCAAGCGACGAAATGAGTTCGGGATGGTGGTCGAGTACTGGTACATCCCGCATTGGATGATTGAACCCCGATGGCTGCCGGGCGGGCAGAACTTCATCGACTGGTACGACTACCAGCCGATGGAAGGTTTGGCGGAACGGCTGGCCCCGGAGGACGTGGTGCACTTCCGATTCGGTATCGACCCCAGGAACACCCGGAAGGGGTGGTCGCAGATCAAGACGCTCATGCGGGAAATTTATACCGATGAGCAGGCGGCCAACTTCTCCGCGGCGATCCTCAAGAATCAGGGTGTTCCCGGCATGATGGTGGCGCCGAAGAGTGCCGACGCCATGCCGACACCGGACGATGTGGAAGAGGTGAAGCGAGAGCTGGACGGACGATTCAGTGGTGATCGACGGGGTAGCACGCTGGTCATGTCTGCGCCCACCGATGTGATCCCGTTCGGTTTCGACCCCAACCGGCTGGATATGTCGCGGATGCGGGACGTCTCGGAAGAGCGGGTCTGCGCGGCACTGGGTCTGCCGGCCGCGGTGGTGGGGTTCGGGACGGGGCTCCAGTCTACGAAGGTCGGCGCCACGATGAAAGAAATGCGACGGATGGCCTGGTCTGACTGCATCAACCCGCTTCAATCCTCGCTCGGCATGGATATGGACGACCAGGTGGTTCCGGATTTCGAGTCGCTGGCCCATCGCTGGCGGGTGCGGTTCGACACATCGGAAGTCTCGGCGTTCAAGGAAGAGGAGACCGAGAAGGCCACCCGAATCAAGACCCTGGTGGGGGCGGGCGTCATGCGAGTCGATCAGGCCCAGGAAGCGGCGGGGCTTGAGGTAGATGAGTCGCAGCGGGTCTACCTCCGACCCACCGGCACGGTGCCGGTCGAAGAGGGCGACCCCGGCCTCGAGGCGGGCGCGACGCCCGCGGGCACCCCACAGGAGGCACCGGATGAGGAGCGGCAACCCGCTTCCCTCGATGAAGTGATGGCAGAGGCCGCGAAGGCGATTGCCACGCGGCGGGCACGAGTGAGCAACGGTAACCAGTCTGGCACCTAACGCGGAGCGTTGAATCATGGACATGGAAATCAAGGGGTTCGGCGCATTCGAGGTGAAGGATGCCGACAAGGGCGAAGTCGAGGCGATTGTTGCGACACTCAACGTGGTAGACCGGGACAAGGATGTATTTCTTCCCGGTTCCTTCCCCGCGAGTGCGCGGGTGCAAATCTCCGACTACAAGCACAGCGTTGTATTTCAGGGTGCCCCGCCTGTTGGGAAAGGGATCCTGACCGTGGAGAACGAGACAGCCATCTTCCGCGGCGGGTATTTCATGGGTACGGAACGCGGGCGGGAGTCGTTCCAGATGGTGAAAGAGATCGGGCCGGACGGTGACTGGAGTTTCTCCTTTCCGGGCAACCCGCCTCTAGCCACTATGACCAAGGAATGGTCCTCCAAAGGGGCCCGCCGGCTTATCGCCGGTCCTGTCGCCCCCCGGGAAGTGAGCCCCGTGCTGATGGGCGGGGGTGTTGGCACCCGCACTCTCGTCGCCAAGGAGGCGAAGATGGAAACCAAAATCCACCGGGTCGTCTGCGACTGCGGGCGCGTGCTCGGGGAATCCCCGGAGCGGCTGGTCTTCGTCGGCAAGGCCAAGGAGCTCGCCGAAGTGATGGTGGCGGGGCCGCGGGACGTGCGGTATTGCAAGAGCTGCGCACGCCATGCCGTCTATATTCCCGCTGCGGCGTTGACGAAACCCGCCGCATAGCTTACTGTAGGGGCAGGACACAATTCGTTCGGCCACTCGGCTACATCAGCCACTCGGCCACCTCGTGCAACCGCATCGGGTGGCCGTCTTCGTTATTGGCCCTCTCGGTGCCTCACGGTACACCGGGAGCCCGATATGGCCTCGAATCTGGTCGACAAGCGGAACGAACTGAAGGCGAAGCAGGAGAAGCTGGCGGCGATTCTCCTCGAATCGAAGAACGACGCGGGCGAGTACGACTTCACCAAGTGCAAGGCGCTTGACGGCGAGACCAGCGAGCAGAAAGTGGAGAGCTTCCAGGCGCTCCACGAAGAGCTCGCCACGCTCGCCAGCGAAGTGGCCAAGGGACGCATCGATGAAATCGCCATGGAAGTGAAGGCGATTGGCGAGCGGAATACTCGTCCCGTTCGCGGTCCCTCTCTGCCCGACAACTTCCAGGCCAAGAGCATCGGCCAACTGGTGGGCGAATCCGAGGACTACAAGGCGTTCGTCAAGTCCAAGGGGGAGCAGAAGGGTTTCTCGGTCTCGCTCACCGAAATGGAGAGCAAAGCCCTCTTTGAGACCGGGGCTGGTTGGGCGCCCGAGTCGGTACGGTCCGGACGAATCGCGGAGTTCCCCACGCGGCCGGTTCAAATTCTCGACTTCATTCCCAGCATCCCAATCGAGCAGCCGCAGGTGGTCTACATGGAGGAGACGCTCCGGACTCACGGCGCGGCCGAACGAGCGGAAGGTGGCACGTTCGCGGAAGACGCCTACGAACTGGTGGAGCGGACCTCGCAGGTGCGCTACATCGGGTCGAGCCTCCCGGTGACCGATGAGCAGCTCGAGGACGTGGGTCAAGTCGCAGGCTACATCGACGGTCGGCTCCGGTTCGGCGTTCGTCAGCGGGCGGATCGTCAGGTCATCCTCGGCGACGGGGTCTCGCCGAATCTCCGGGGCATTCTCGCGGTCGTGGGCATCCAGACTCAGGCCAAGGGCACCGATCCGACCTTCGACGCGATCCACAAGGCCATTACCAAGGTCAGCGTCACTGGCCGGGCGATGCCGAATGTCATCGTCCAGCATCCGAACGACTGGGAAGCGGTTCGGCTCACCAGAACGGCGGATGGCATTTACATCATGGGCAATCCGGCAGATCCCGGCCCCCGGACGCTCTTCGGCCTGCCGGTGGTTGTCGCGGATGTCATCACGGAGAACACCTCGCTCGTCGGGGACTTCCTCAATCACTCCGCCTTCCATCCGCGGCGTGGGATTCTGGTCGAGACGGGCTACGTCAATGCTCAGTTCACCGAAGGGAAGCGGACGCTCCGGGCTGGCATGCGAGCGGCCTTCGTGGTCTACCGGCCGAGCGCGTTCTGCACGGTCACGGGTGTCTGATCGGTGCCCTCGCCACAGTCCGAACCGCAATACGTCGCGGTCGATACCAGCGATGCCGGTTCCACCATTCTGGTCACCGGTGTGGTGGGCCGCCGGATTCGGATCCTCGCGTTTCTCTTGGTCGGCGCGGGGACGGTGATTGGCACACTCACATCGAGCGACGAAGTAGACGGTGATTATGGTGTTGCCCTGACGGGTGCCATGCCTCTGGCGGCGAACGGCAACCTGACGGGGTCCTTCAACCCGGTTGGTTGGTGTGAGACCGCTGTTGGAGAGCATCTCGTTCTTGATCTCTCGGCCGGTGTGGCAGTGAGCGGCATGCTGGTCTACACCCTCGTCTGAGGAGCGTCCCATGATTCCGGGTCTGAACGACAACCACACGATTACCGGTGCCCTGGGGGTGGCCAACGCCAACCCCATCAGA